GATGGAAGCTGTGACGGAAAGCCGTGACGGTCATGTGGTATGCTTTAGTCAGAATGAGGACACCTCCATTAAGGTGCAGCAAGCTGCGATATGGGAGATGATGCCTCGGGAGATGAAGAAGAAGACCAAAAGCATGGATGGTTACATCAACTTCTCCATGCAAAATGGCTTCACTGGTAAAAGCTTCATCTTTCCAGATACCCGAACTAGGGTTGATTTCAAGACATACACTCAGTTTAGCAACAACCAAACCATCCTTGAAGGGTTCGAATATGGGTTTCCTGATCCTGCGGGGATCAATATTGGTGCTTGGTTGGATGAATATTTGGGTGACGCTACGCTAGTCAACACGTTGAGGTTTCGTTTAGCCACCCGAGATGCTGTGATGGGTGTAGGGTTTACACCTATAGATGGTTACACACCTTTCATCTCTGATTACCTCAAGAACGTCGAGACATTGGAAACTAGGAGTGCAGCCCTCATCAAGGGCCGCGAGGTCCCTGTGCGGCAGTACAGCCCCTCTAGGGACGCTTCTGTGGTCTATTTGCATTCCGACGAAAACCCATTCGGGGGGTATGAGCGTATAGCGAAGGACCTTCGTGGCAGGCCAGAAGAGGAGATACTTGTCCGGGCGTATGGTGTCCCAGTTAAGAGTATGACCTCTCTCCTTCCTCTATTTAACACTGAGGTGAATGTGTTGAGTGATCAGAAGGAGAACAAGTATGGGATGAAATTTCCCGATGTGTCCAACAAGGCTAGGTATACGGTTTATCAGGTGGTGGACCCTGCGGGTGCTAGAAACTATGTCTCGATCTGGGCTGCGGTGGATGAGCGGGATAATGTTTACATTTGCCGGGAGTGGCCCGATTGGGACACTTATGGTGAATGGGCGGAGTTTGGTGACCCTAAATGGAAACTTGGCCCCGCTTCAAAGAAGATAGGGTTGAGCGTCCATGGCTATTGCGAATTGTTCGATGAGGTGGAGGATGACCTAGGGGTGGAAGTGTTTGAGCGAATCGGAGACTCCAGGTTTTTTGCAAAGGAGAACGAGAACAATGAGGACCTATTTATGTCCTTCGAGGAGTATGGATTTATATTCGTTCCATCTGATGGCCGGATGGAGGAGGTGGGCTTGTCCGCATTGGATGAGTGGTTCAATTACAACCCGAATGAGCCGATCGATGCTGCCAACCGCCCGAGGTGCTACATTCACGAGAGCTGTCGCAATTTGATTGATAGCCTCATCAACTATAACTCAAAGGGGAAAATGGACGAACCCCTTAAGGACTTCTTTGACGTTATTCGTTATTTGCGAATGGCGAATGGTGGAGAAGGTCCTGTCCACGTAACCGCTCGCGACTTGGCCGTCACTCGTCGAGCTTCTGGAGGATATTAAATGAAAATAAGACTAAGTACATTGGCCCATAACGGCCATTATGAATGGGATGAGCTATTGAGTTTGGCTAAGGAAAAGCTGTCTTCCGACATGATTACTGGTGTGGGTAAGAACACTTGGATCAGTGAAGAGGGTCAGGATATATTGGCCGATGCCATGGATGTCCCAGAAGCCACTCCGTCCCACTATAAGGCTTATGTCATCAAGGTGGCACCTAACAAAAAGTATGTATATGCTTACATTAGGGACAGGCAGTTGAAGGTTCCGGTATTGGTACCCAAGAAACTCGCCCGAAAGCTAGTAGGGAAAACCATCCTCATAGAAGCCATAGAAGATGTTAGTGGAATCTCTTACAGATACAGAAGAACGTGATCTAGATATGCTTATTGCCTCCAGAAAATGGCAACTAGAGCAAGTGGATCGATTGCTTGGATGGGAAGTGTTTAGAGTATTTTCTACTGGAAATTGGGGTGCCGTTATGGAATTGGAGGATTTTTGTGATAAGATAGGTATCAACAAGAACTATCCCCATGTTTTGGTGGATCGTGTTCGCAGGAAAATAGAAGAGCAGTAACATGGAAAACCAAAACTATTCCAAGGCCATCACCTACTTGGGGAAGTCTCCAGACGTAGATGTATTGCGTCAGGCATACCAGACAACGAGCAATGAGCTTTCTGCTTATTACGATGTATGCCGCACGTCTTATGACGACAGGCGTAACTGGTGGCCGGGGAAAAGTAGGGACTTGCGTAAGCATGGAGCTGATGCTTTTCCATGGGATGGTGCATCCGACTTGGAAAGTCATGTTATTGATGAGCGTGTTACTCGGCTAGTATCTTTGTTTATGTCTGCCCTCAACAGGGCCAACATCCAGGCTTTCCCTGTGGAAGTGGCGGATGTTCCGAGGTCGAAGGTGGTCAGCAACTTCTTGAAGTGGATGACTAAGTCTGGCTACATTCCACGCTTCAAGCGTGAAGCAGAGCTAGCCGCCAACTACTTCCTAGAGCGTGGTATTATGATTACTTATTGTGGGTGGGTCATGGAAGACCGCACCTTCAAGCAAAAGTTTGATATGCAGCAAATTGCCGCTGCTGACCCCAACCTGTCCCAGATGATACTGGATGGCACCCAAGACGATGAGGTGGTAGTTCAGATGCAGGCGGTCATCAAGGTGACAAAGGAGAACGCAAGGAAGGCATTGAAAGATTTGCGTAAGTTTGGCATGGCTGAAGTGCCTACCGTCCGGCGGCAGGTAAATGCACCAGAGGTCAAGACCCTTGGTCCTGATGGAGATTTCATTTTTCCCGCATATGTCACTGACCCCCAACGTGCGCCTTATTGTTTCTGGCGGACGTATTACACAGCCCAAGAGCTGGAGAACAAGGTACAGACAGATGGTTGGGACCCCAATTTCGTGGAACACGTTATCTCTAAATACTCTGGAGTGAACATAAACTCCTTGGAGAGGGAACAGGAGGGAAGGCGTAGCATATCACTAACTGACGATGCTTACGAGGCCGAGGAACTAGTAGAAATAATACACGGATACCAGAGACTGATCGACTCGACCGACGGGTCGGAAGGGATCTACGAGACCGTGTTCCACGAATCATTTTCCGGCGACGAGGGGCTAGACATCCCTGGTTACGCCAAGTTTGAACTGCTTAACGGATATGAGGACTACCCTGTGGTGGTTACCCGTTTTAGTGAAGACAATAAGCGTTTGTACGACACTGCCACTGTTCCGGGTCTTTTGCGTGGCATACAGAACCAAGTGAAGGTGGAACGCGATAGCCGCATCGACAGCAACAGCTTGTCCACCCTTCCTGCCGTTACGCACCCGAAGGGACGTAAGCCCGAAGAGATAGGTCCTGGTCGCTTTATCCCCGAAGTGAGGGCTGGGGAAATTAGGTTTATGCAAGGACCGGGTTTCAATCCCGGATCTGTGGAGATGGAGAACAATCTCCAGGAGCAGGCCGATCGCATGGTGGGACTGGATGAACAGTCTCCACTATCTGGCATCCGCCGCCAATTCTTGGTGGACAAATATTTGCAGCACATGTCTGAGGTGATTGCTTTGTGCTACCGCAACTTCCAGAGGTTTGGTCCCGATCGCATCTTCTTTAATGTGACTGGAGTACCCGATCCCCAAATGTTTAGTAAGGGAAACCCAGATGAAAACTTCGACGTTACTATTAGCTTCGACGTTCTTAATTCGGATGGAGACAAGCAGGAAGCAAAACTAAACCAACTACTTTCATTGGTTCAAATGGACCGAAATGGCCGCATAGATATGGATAAGCTCCTGTCTGTGATAGCATCCTCCATCGATCCTGTATTGGCGGATGGTGTTATGAGACCATTGGAGGAAGCCAAGGACCAGATGCTAAAACATATCACAGATGACCTATCTAAAATTTATGCAGGAATCGAAGTACCAGCTCGCCCGAATGGCTCTCAATCGGCTCTTCAAATCATTCAGCAATATACGCAGCAGCCGGATATTCAGCAGCGTTTGCAGCAAGATGAAGCGTTTGCGGCTCGTCTTCAGAAGTATGCTGGACAGTATCAGTTCGCTGTACAGCAAGCACAGAACGCGCAAATAGGTCGTATTGGAACCCCACCAGCCCAGATGGGTGAGGTACAAACTCAAGGTATGCAGCAGTGATAGCTCTGTTATTTTCTTCTATACTATTTTTAAATATGGCAGACAATGTAAGCACAACAGACTACGGTCGATTTCTTGCGGAAGAAAGACTAATTAAATTGTTTAAAAACACTTTAAGAATAGCAGAAAGTTTTGAACCTGAGCCGTACAAACCTAATCCTAAAGAAGAATATTATACGATAGGATACGGTCATTATGGCCCCGATGTGAAACTCGGTATGTCCATTGATAAAGATGCTGCTGAACGTCTTCTGGACAGAGATGTAAGAACTAGGATTAAAAGTATAAGAAAAGCTCTTCCTAATTTTTCAACTTTTCCGGAGTCCTTGCAAGATGCTATTTTCAGTGAACATTACAGGGGGTCTATTATGCAAAGTCCCAAAACAAGACGCTTGATAAACGAAGGAAGGTACAGAGAAGCTGCTTATGAGTTTTTGGACAACGATCAGTACAGAACTGCTGAAGCTGACGGAATCCCCGGTATTCGTCCTAGGATGGAAAGAGTTTCTGAGGAACTAATTAAATTCTCAAATGCCAAACGATAACTATGTTGTTGTTCTTTCTAAGTACGAACATTTTGCTCGTTTTATTAAAGACATAAAAGATCGCAGGGAGTCCTCAATAGCTCGCCTACGTGGATCCTCGCCAGAAGAGGTGATGCAAATCTCTGGAGAAATATCGGCATACGATGACATCCTCCAAGATTGCGACTACGAGGTTTTGTTGAAAAAGTGGACTGAGTATGTGGAATAAGTTGTTTCCTGTGATATAATCACGGCTCGCCATCGCTAGGCGTAATAAGCGGAAACATAAAACACATGAGTGAAGTAGTCGAGGCGATCGCTGATGCCTCTGAAAACACAGCGGAAAACACTAATATATCCGCATCTGAGTACCAACTTAGACGCGCCAGGCAAATGGAAGAGGCTATGGCCCCTCCCACACCTGAACCGGAGATCGAGGAGTCTATTTCTGAAGAAGTTGAGACAGAGTCCCAACCTCAAGAGGAAGAGGTCCAAGATCAATCAAATGTTCTTTCAAATATCGACTTAGACAATTTGTCTGAGGACGAACTCAAACAACTCTCCGAGTCGTTGTCCAGCCGGGCTGTTGATCGTTTTGGTCAACTCACCGCAAGGGCTAAGGCTGCGGAAGAGAAGGCGAAAGAGCTTGAGGATAGTATGAAAGCCCAGCAAGAGCAGGTGCTTTCTGCCACTTCCGAAATCGAGAACAATCCCTACGACGACCTGAAAAGTGTCTCGGACATCCAAAACAAAGCCAAGGAGATCAATGATGTGATCGAATGGGCGGAGGATGTCCTATTTGAGTCTGCTGATTATGGCCCTGATGAAGAGGTGACCGAATCTAATGGGCAGGCTATGACAAAGTCTCAGGTGCGTGAAGCGCTGAAACAAGCCAGGAAATCTCGTGATAAATACCTACCGGATCAATTCCAAAAGGTAAAGAGAGTGGAGGATGCTACCAAGCTACGCAAGGAATATGGTCAGAAAGCAATAAAGGAGTTCAAGTGGCTAGGCGACAAAGAAAGCGAGCAGACTAAGCAGTTTGTGCAGCTAGCCAGCCAACCAGCACTCAAGAAGGCTTATGAGCAAAATCCTGATTTAAGTTGGCAACTGCCATACCTATTAGCCCACTCGGTAAATAGCATGTTTGGAGGGTCTTCAAAGTCCCCGAAACAAACTAACGCCGGGGAAGCATTCAAGCCCACACCGCCAAAGAGTCCGTCACCAGCATTGGCCAAGTCCGACAAAACCGAGGACAATTCGTCCAAGGCACTGAAAGATCTAACGAAACGGTTTAAGGAGTCTGGAACCAAAGACGACTTCCAAAAACTTAGAGAGGCGCGATGGTCGCGTCGTCTCGCAAACACTTAAATACCCGAAAATATAATGGCACTATCAAACACATATGAAGCCAGCCCATCGGCAAATGTTTCCAACAGGGAAGACCTTAGCGATATTCTCACTATTTTGGCCCCAGAAGAAACACCTGTCCTTAGTTCGCTGGCAAAAACACGAGCCACTGCTGTACAGTACGAGTGGACCGTAGACAAACTAGCAGCAGTTAACACCGCAGGTATCTCTGAAGGCGTTGACGTAAGCAGCTATGACGACGAGTTCACCGATCGCGTCCGTCTTGGCAACTACACCCAGAAGTTCCGCAGAGCTTACCAGGTTTCTGATCTTCAGGAAGCAGTAGATTCAGTCGGTCCCGCTAGGTTTGCTCAAGCAGAGTCTAAAGCTCTTCGTGAACTGAAACGCGACATCGAGGCCACTCTCCTGTCTGACAACGAACAAGACGTTGAAGACGGAAGTGGATCAAATCCATACAAGTTGCGTGGACTCGGCAAGTGGATCCAGAACGGTGCGCAAGCTACCAACCCGGTTCCTGCGGCCTACCGCACTCCCGCTGATAGCGTTTACGACATCAGCACTTCTGGTGCGTTCACGGAAACTGCGATGAACAAC